CCGGTCGGTGAGTTACGTTCGAACCCCCTGGCAAATTCTCCAATGGCTTTTCCTGCCTTTCCTGCTAATCCTTGCCCACCTGGACTAGCGGGCTTGGCGGACATAAGCCCGTTTTGCCTCAATACTTCGTACAGCGAGTCGTGTTTGCCCTGGGCGGTTATCGCCGCCATTAGTTGTTGCGGCGTTGCGATTGCACCCCACACGTCGATGCCAAGCATTTGGGCAAACTGAGAAATTTGTTGCGGCGTTCCTTCAAAGACGCCCGCGCTTTCCAGGTGGTCATTTAAGTCCTGGTCCTGCAACTGGTCACCTTGCATTTGCAGTTGTTCGCCGTGCTCTACGCCGGTCATTTGCGAAGATTGCTTTCTGTAATCCTCCGCGCTCATTGGTTGCGGCGTGCTGGTAAAGCCTGTCTCTGCCGTTGCCTTTGGTGGTGACCCCGGTGTTGAGGGTCTGGCGTCCGGCATCCCTGCCTTTACTTCCGCGCTTTTGTCAAACTCCGATAGGCGGCTCTTTAAAAGTGCTGGAACTTTTGCCTTGTCTATATCTTTAGGCTTGTTGCCTGTTCCGGTCTTGTTGTATTTCGGTTCTGCGCTTCCAAGTTTGCCGGGTCGGTGGTCCTGGACGTTTAGCTTGCTTTCCGGCTTAGCCGGTGGTCCTGGGTCATCGGGCAAGTTGCTTGTATCGCCGCCTTTGCTTTCAATGTGCGCTTTTAACGCGTCCATATCTGCAAAGTCTGCCGCGTATTTTTCAACCGATTGTCGAAAACTGACAAGATTTGTCATCGCCTAGTTGTCCTGGTCTGGGTACTTTTCTGAATGGCAGTCTTGACAATTAAATTCGCCAGGGGAACTATCGTGTTCGTAAACGTCGTCGGTTTCCTGGCCGCAAGTGTCGCAATCGAATACGTCGCCTTCATCGTCCTGCCGTTTTTCAAATTCTGCTGCGTACCGGTCTACTGCTTCTTTAAAACTTTTCATTATAGGTAACTCTCTACTCGGTTTTTAAATGCTCGACTCATTGCGGCCCCGTTAGCGCTGTTTTGTTCGATAATTTGCCCAAGGTCGATTGGTGCCTGGGCTGGTTCGCCTGGTGCTGGCATCCCTTGCATTGGTTCCTCGGCTCCTGGCATCCCCATAGCTGCCTGTCCTGCTTGCATAAATGCCGGGTTTTGTAAAACCTCATCGTCCGAGTCGGGCATTGATACTCCAATAGTATCCGCAACCTCGTCCGCCTTAATTTTCATCCCCATATCCCAAGCCATCTTCATTGACGCCAACCTACGGTCGCTGTCTGGTTCCTCTGTACTGATACGAAATTGCAACCGAATATTTGCACTGTCTGGGAAATTCCACAACTGTAACGGGCGAAGAAAATCGGTGGTCAGCGTTTCTTCTAGGTTCACGCTGTCATACTGAACAATGTCCGCCAGGGTAGCCAGGTGCGCGTCTGCTACGCCGCTTCCCAGTCCCGTTGCCTCTGCTTCGCTACTGAGCACCTGGCCTAGAATGAATCGCTTAATCTTGTGTCCCCAATAGGTGCGAATCATGTCAATAGTCGTGTTGATTCCGCCTAATCCCGGTTCCACCAAACGCGGCACAAACAACTCTTGGTCTTCACCTGGCTGGATTGGCGCAAGAATAATTGTCCGCCCCCCGCCCATTGCTTCCTCTGCTGCTTTCTCCGTCGCCTCTTTTTGTGCTGGGCTACCGGCCTGGTAAGGCCAAATTTCGACGCCGAACGCTGCCCTGTCTAGGTACTCAACCACCCTTTGCAGGCACTCGATCATTGCGTACCAATCCCAATAGATATAGTCGCGTATTCCTACCCCGTTAATTCTGCCAGCTAGTTTTGGCTCGAAAAATGGCGCATCCTCAATCATGTGTTTATGGACGATTGCCTGGCGCCGTTCCCACTTGTCCAACCAGTAAACCAGCCCTTCTTCGGTTGGCTGAATTTTCTGGACTACTTCACCGGTGTGCGGGTCCATGTAATTGCGGGGTGCCGAGTATGCGGTTGATACTCTGATTCCAACTTGCCCATCGACGTGCGAGAGCGTTCCGTCGTCAAATCTGAATTTCAATTTGTCGCCGTTCCTGGGCGACCACTTTTTGCAGCAAATCCGGTTAATTCCGCCAATTCGCTTATTTTCGAACTCTCCCAGGGTCATATATCGCCCGTACCAAAGGGCTTCCAACAAGCAACGCCGCATTTCTGCAAACCGCGGTGTTTCCTGCAAAATATCAGTCATGCACCTGACTAACTGCTGCTGTTCGAAACTCGACGAGTCTTCCGGCTCAATGCTCCAATTTTGAAGCGCTACCGCCCTTTGCCTGGCGTGTAATGATTCCATGATGCCGCAATCGTTGCGCATCCGGTACGCGTTTGCGCGACTATCGTTAATCGCCTGGTCCGCGCTCAGATATGAGTAGCTAACCAGTCCGTATCGACCGTTTACGCTAGAAACGTGCGGCAGTATTTCCCGGCTATAGTTAGGCGCGCCGCTGGTTCCTGCCGCTGGGTCTTTTGGCCGATTGTATAGAAACTCTGCTGGTAACGCCGACTCGTCCACGTTAATTTCCTCTATTTGGCGTTCCTCGGTCTGGATTGCCCCGGTCCGGTGCCGAAAATTCACGCGGTGCTAGTGTGCTGCGTTGGAAACCCCGTTGTTCCAGCGTTGCGTTCGGCCCAAGTCTAGCATTAACGGCCCTGGGTCTGCCAACTGGTTTGAGATAGCGGGTCTTGAAACCCTTTGCAGTTGCTTTTCGCGGAACGTAATTTCCAGTCACAGAAATGAGTCTGTATTGGACCTGATGCCCGAAAATGGTCCCTCGGACCCGCAAGTGGTCCCAAACAGCACTGCCGGCAGACTCCCCGGCTTGCCGGCGAAAAGCCGCAAACTTCTGCATTGTTACCCCAAAATACGCGTACGTTGGCCCTGGTCCTTGCCTTGGTTGTCCCTTTCCTACTGCCCTGGCAAGAAACGTGACGTAAAGTATTCCGCTGTATTTTGACTCTGGTTGCCAGTAATAACTAAAAACGTTGCTGCTACTTACTTCAACGCTCCCCTGACGTATCAGCCTAAAATCATCGGGGTCATAGTCGTAGCTTCGCCCAAGCGTTTCAATGTCGTCAAACTGCTCTTGGTCGGCTTCTTGCTGCCTTGCCCTCATGCGGAAGTATTCGGCAATCCACTCGTCCTGGGCGCTTCTCCTTCCAGCCGGAAACGGTGGCGGAACTACGCCGGTTCCTTCCGGCTCTGGTGGCAACGGGATCGGACCAGGTGGTGGTGGTGGTTGCGGTCCCTGGATTGGCGGAAGTGTCCCAGGTGGTTGTGGACCTTCTAAACGGCTCCTGGGTACTCTCTGCAATCTCGATAATAAACCGGATTCCTCGGCCCTTCGCTGTAATCCGCGGCTGATTCCTTGCCCTGGCTCAATAGGCGGCTTTTCAATGTAGGCGCTGCCCTGCGTCCCTCGCGATGCTGTTCCTAGTCCGCCGGGTCGCCTTGCGTTGCTGTATCCACGCAAAAAGTCCCGCGCCATGCGTGCAAGGGAATTTAGAGCACTCATTTAACGAACCCGGTTGTAAAGGTTTCTGCGTTGTCCCCGTGAACCGCCCAAAGATTTGAGACTTGCGCCAAAGTTATTAGTTTGTACTGGCTTGCGTCGCCTGTCCGCAACCGCGTCCTCTGGTTGCGTCAATGCTGCTAACCTATTTAATGCCGCGCTTGCCGCGTCAACCTGGTCTGCCTGGCTTGATTCGGGAAAGGCGGAAAACTCGCTAAGAAATTCGCTGTTCCAGGGTCCTTTTACCAACCTGACGTTCCCCGCTTCGGCCTGTGCCGCCATTGGTTGCGCCCTGGTGATTTTTGCCTGCCCCGGCAACTTCACGCCTCCAACGTTGCGTTGTGCTGATCCGCTTGCCAGGTCGCGGTAAACCGGGAACCCAGCCAACATTTTAATCATTTGCTGCATAACTTCCTTGCCCCCCGAACCGCCTTCTTGCTCGGCGTAAATCAATACTTCGCCGCCAAACTCATCGGCGTCTGCTTGGGCTGTTTGAAGAATTACGGTGTCTCGGTCCGCTGGTGACCATTGCCCGCGTACAACGTCCTCAATGTAAAATAGTCCCCTTGGGCAACGCGAAACTCGTATACCGGCGGTAAATGAACTGGTGCTAATTGTGCTCGCCGCCTTGTCCCAGTATCGCACTCTCAACGCTTCCCTAGGCGCATTATCTACTGGTTGGAACCACTCCCGCCGGAACATGAGTCCGTCAATATCAATGAACTGCCCACCAAGTTCTTGCGCAGCAAGTAGTGGGGAAAGCTCTAAAGCCATCGAATCGAAAAACTCTGGCGGCAAAAACGGGTTGTCGTTTGTACTTGCTTGTATCAGCTTGACGTGCGGCTTGGGAACGTATGGTATCCCCTGGATAATTTCTGCGTTTTCCTCTGTTCCGTCACCGCGTGAATAGCACAGCTCAAACGTCCAGTGGCTTCGCCCGCGAGGGGTCATTGTTAAGATCGTCGGCCCCATTTTGCCGCCTCGCCTAAGCGTCGCCCTGGCGATCCTCATCGCGTCGATTGGCTGGTAACTTGCCTCGTCCAACCACAATCCTGATTTGTTTGGTCCTCGTAGCTTGTCCGGTTTTTCTGCTGATCGGAACACAATCTCAGCTTCGCCACCGTCAAACGTTTCCCACCAGATTTTTGGATATGGCGACATTACGGTTCGGTTTAGGCAATTCAGCTTCTCGCAATTTTCGATAAACGTCGGCACGGTTGTTTCCAGGCTAACGCCGGCGTCGGGCGATACAGCCATCCACTGGTCGCCGTTTTTTGCCCTGGTGATAATCCGATAGCTGCCGATAAACGTCTTGCCACCACCCCGCCCACAAACCATTGCCGTAATAGACGCATCGCTTGCTAAAAAGTCGGCCTGCACCTGGCTAATTGGCAGTATTGGCAGGGATTCGCCCGGGCTTGCCGCGATCATTTGCCCGCCTCTAAC